CATTCTTGACGTGCTTGCACCCAGCATCGGTGGCTCGGTACGCCAAGGTGCCGGTCTAGGTCTTGGCTTCAACCTAGTTGGCTTCGGTGTTTGAGCTTAGTTAGCTAAGCTAAGCGAAGCGTCGCCTGTTATTTTTATGATTGTTATGTCAAATCGATTCAACAAATTGCCAGTTAAGTTCATCGCATATGTTACGCCATATCTGGTCTTGTAAGTGTAGCTTTTCGCGGCTTTTTAAGAGTGGAAAGTGTTTCAGATATTCATCCCTCTCGAGCAATTGGAAGAACTTATAAAGCACATAGCTGTACGATAAGAAATTTTTGCGATCTTTCGGACAATGCTTCAAGAACGGACCTTGAATCTCTTTGAACATCGTTCTCAATTTGTCTTCTAGTTCCGGTGCAAAATTGGGCGTTGGCATGCCATTAATGCGGCTTATTATGTAATGAATGTGTTCGTAATACTTATTGATCTTTAGCTTCTTCAAAATCTCTCGCATTTTAGAGTAAGTTAGCTTGGAGGAGTCGTGGATCTTTTCCTTTTTAATTTCCCCTACAATCTTCTCAAAGATCTCCTCCGGTATGTCGGTGCTTTCTTTGCCTTGAATTTGCGAGAGCCACTCATTAAAGTGATTGATGCGCTTATACGAAAAGTGGGAGGCCTCCTTAGTGGGTTGTCGGTAAATTGGTTTGTTTTGTTCAACCAGCATAAGTTCTTGGTACCCGCATCCGGCACATACCATGATGCCGTCTTGCATCATGCAAAGCAATGGGATGTTACATTTAGAACACGAACCCAATGAATGATCGTTCTTATCCATCTTGACAAATGTCGGATCCGTTATAACCATGTACCTCTCAACAAGAGCTCGTTTGTCTATTGCGGCATCAAGGGGTGGATTTGCTTTCATTTCACTCGCAGGCTGTGTGATATTGAGAGCCTCTAAAATGCTTCGTGTGTGGATGGGCAAATGCTTCTTTCGGCCCTTTGTCGGCTTTTCGATGGCTGTGATGTGTGCCACCGTCGTCTCTGCGGTATCTTGATTCTTAAGAAGGTCATAGTAAGAGAAAAGCACGGCAGCCGTGTTTTCAAAATAGGAGATCTCGTCCTCGCATGATTCAAGACGGGATATTTCGCGCTCTAATGTCCGCAGCTGGTCTTTGTAGTATAAATGGTTGGTCCATGCAAGGTTGTACTCAGTGTCATCAAGATCTACTTGATTGGCCTTCATGCCGTCGATTGTTAAATTCACCAGGTTCAACGCTTGCTGGCTCGCGTCGTGCTTTTGCCGGAGCTTATGAACAAGCTTGCGTTTATCCGATATCTCGTCCAATGTTCGTTGATGCCTTGCATCTAATGTGAGCTCTTTGCAGGACTCGGTGAGCGGCAACCGTTTTTTGGAACTTTTCTCTTTAAACATCTAAATGTCGGTCAAATGTTTGTTCTTAAATGGTTGCGTTTAAATTCAAAAGTTTGCACAATTTGCCGGTGAAATTTTTTTCTCCATATAAGTTATCAAACAATATGGGTGGCGGACTTCTACAACTAGTTGCTTATGGCGCACAAGATGTTTACCTAACCGGTAACCCTCAAATTACCTTCTTCAAGGTGGTCTACCGCCGCCACACTAACTTCTCGATGGAGTCCATCGAGCAGACCTTCAACGGTTCGGCCGACTTCGGCAAGCGTGTGACCTGCCAGATCTCCCGCAACGGTGATCTAATCCACCGCATGTACCTACAGGTCACCGTACCGGCTTGCCCGGCTACCGCCCAATGGACCCAATACATTGGTCTAGCCCTAATCAAGAACGTTGAGATCGAGATTGGTGGCCAACGCATTGACAAGCACTACTCGGAGTGGATGTACATCTGGAACGATCTATCTCTACCCGCCGGCAAGCGCACTGGTTACAACAACATGGTTGGCCGCTCCCTACCCGAGGAGAGCGAAGCCACCACTCTATACGTTCCCCTTGAGTTCTGGTTCTGCCGCAACCCCGGACTAGCCCTACCCCTAATTGCCCTTCAATACCACGAGGTGAAGGTCAACATGGAGTTCCGCGATAAAGCTCACCTAGTCCGTACGACTGTGGTGCCCACTGGCTCTCTTGAAAAATGTTCGCTATGGGTCGATTACATCTTCCTAGACACTGACGAACGTCGTCGTTTCGCCCAGCTCAGCCACGAATACCTAATCGAACAGCTACAATTCACTGGCGATGAGTCGGTGACTGGTGCCAACAACAAGGTCAAGCTAAACTTCAACCACCCCGTCAAGGAACTAGTGTGGGTCTCTCAACTAGATGCCATGAACACCGTAGCTGGTGGCAAACAACAATACTTCAACTTCACTGACAGATCTAACGTTGCCGTTGGAAGTGATATTGAAGAAGGTGTCAACGTTGTCCTAGCCGCCAAACTACAACTCAACGGCCACGACAGATTTGCCGAACGCGAGGGCTCTTACTTCAACATGGTGCAGCCTTTCCAACACCACGAGAACGTGCCGACCAGCAAGGGTATTAATGTGTACTCTTTCGCCCTACAACCGGAGAGCCACCAACCCAGCGGCACCCTAAACATGTCGCGCATTGATGCCGCCGTCCTAAACGTCCAAACCAGCGTTGCAACTGCCGCCAAACTCAAAGTTTTCGCCCTATCCTACAACGTCCTACGCGTCATGAGCGGCATGGGAGGATTAGCATATTCGAATTAGAGAATAATCGAAATTTAAATTTGTTTATTCGATCCAAACCACCCAAACCCAACATTACATGGCTTAAAGATTTGTTTTCTATAACATTCATATTAAAATGAATATTAATAACTATTGCTTTGTAGATTTTGAAGGTAAAGATTACATTGTAATTGGTATGTATGATAAAGATGAAAATACACATTTATGTATAAGTGATGATATTTTTTCAGAAGAACTAAAAAAACATAAATTCACATGGAGCAATAGATATGCTCGTTCAAGTACAGGATATACCTTACATTCATTGATTGTAAATGTTGCCGCAAAAACAAATATAATTTTTACCCAACATGCAAGTGATTCAGTGTCAATTGATCACATCAATCGTGTTTCTAAAGATAATAGAATAGCAAACCTCCGGTTTGCAAATACCTTTCAACAAAACATGAATCGAAAAAAATTAAAATCCAAGTTACTATGTCTTCCGCGTAACTTTCATTACATAAAAAAACATAGTGACAGGGACGGAGACCGTATTGAAATTAAAATAAAACACTTAAATATTGCATGGAAAACAACATCAAGGAAGGATTTATCTATAGAATATAAAATTCAAGAAGCTAAAAAATACATGCGATACCTTATCGATAAACATAGTGAATTTAAAAATACATATGCTCCTTTCAATTTTAATGAGAGCTCCAAGCAATCTATTCAATTATATAATGAGATTATCAAAAAAACACATTTTTCAAATGATATCATAAATTTTAATATAATTGACACGAATGACCAAGTAACTTTGCAAGAAGATCTCACAAAATTAAGTGATTTTGAAAAACAAGTGTATAATGCAATGAATTTTGATCAAAAAACAACTTTAGATGTTAATGCGAATTGTGAGAAAAAACAAACAAGGATAAATATGCTTCCCGTTGGTTGTGGTGTATCATATAATGATATTCCTTGTAATTGTTACTACTCAAATGCTACAGATACAAGGGGGGATTGCTTTGTTATTGATAGACATCCATTCCTTGTTAAGCAAGGTTTGCGACAATGGAGTACGACTCAAGCAAGAAATAAAAGCACCATGCAAAAGTTTGACTTGCTGAAAGAAAAACTTAAAACTTTGGAAGACTTATCGAAAGAAAACAAAATTGAAGTTCATGTCAAACAAGTACGAGATAACTCTTTGCCAAAAGATTGTGGAATGGAAGCATCAATGTTACCTAAGCATTGTTATTTTTTACATGGAAGTGTAAAACGTGGTGGTAAGTTTGTTATTGATAAGCATCCAAAGCTTGTGGCAACAGGAATCAAGTTTTGGTCAACAACGGGATCAATAAATGTCAGTATTGAAGACAAGGTTTTTCAATTCAAGGCAAAACTTCAAGAGCTAGGAATTACGTTAATGACCTAAGTGTTCGTGGTAAGGAGCCCTAAAACCATATAAAAAGAAAGGCACTGCATAATATGCCTCTATAGCTCAGTTGGATAGAGCGACAGCCTTCTAAGCTGTAGGTCGTGGGTTCGAGCCCCTCTAGAAGCATAACCACCTATATTCATTTTTCTATCATTAAGTGTTCTTGTAGCTCAGTTGGTCAGAGCGTGGGTCTTATGAGCCCAATGTCACGGGTTCAAGTCCCGTCTGGAACACTAAATGCATTTTGTGTCACTTATAACAATCTTTTCGAAAAAGTGAAGTGCTTCGTAGTAGTAACGAACACCGCTTTACACGTACTAACGCAAGGATGAATTGGAATCTATATGACGGCGAAAGGCTTTCTTCGGATATTACACTTTATGGGCAGGCAAAATCTCTAGAAGAGCTGCAAGATATCGAGATCGGAACCTTCGATGAGTTTTGGGTGAAATGGTTTGACGGCGAAGAGCGTCGCATATTTCTTAATGGTGTAATCACTATGGACTACATCGTATCGTCTGTCCTCGAATTCTACAAACGTAATCAGACAATGCCGACGTACGTTTGTTCCCTTGAGCAAGTTTATCACGACGGTACAGAGATGGAGTTTATATTTGGCAGCTAAAATAACTAAAAACAACTAAAACGAACATTTTGTTCGTGTCAAATTGATTTAAAAATAATATGAATCACTAACATACGCGATAATCGTCCAGCGGTTAGGATACTTGCCTTCCAAGCAAGGGACCCGGGTTCGATTCCCGGTTATCGTAGATAAACCTTTCTTCAAATAATATATGCAAGTTAGATTTCGAGCTGCAACCTCTAGCGATATAGATGGGATACTTGAAGTTCAAAAGACATGTTACCATCTTGGCATGTGCGAGTCATGCTCAGTATTTGAAAGCATAATCATACATGGATGGAGCTATGTGGCGGTCGAGATTGATGACTCCTCAAATGAAAAAATAATTGGCTACCTTGTAGCGCATGCATGGCATACATTGGCATATCCACCACACCTACATTCATGTCTAACGCCGCATTCCAAAGTGGAGTGCCTCTTTATCCATGATATAGCAGTGCTCAGCAGCCATCGGCGATTGGGTTTGGCGCATACGATGTTTAATATGCTTTGCAAGCACATTCCTAGTTTGCCATGTTCTTTTGTGGCTGTCCATAATTCTGCTGAAAAACATGTCCATGCGATAGTCCTTCCGTGTTCGCCCA